CCATTGTTATCATGCCAAGACAATCCATTTATTATGATTTTTGTATCTGCATAAAGGAGTGTCGTACATAATAATAATAAAACTAATACTCTTATCATAATTATAACACCATCCCCCTTAAATCAATTGATACTTTTTTTGACCTGGTTATGGAAAGTCTTTTAACAAGATAACCTTTACTGTGACCATGTTTTACACAATTTCCTTGCCATGCATGACCGAGATTATGTGTTCTTCCGTATTCGCAAAGATTGAATACTCTTTTTCTCTTACCTTCAGGAGTTGTAACCAACCAATTCATTGAATTTGCGTCTGTAACTGCATCTTTTTGCGATTGTGGTTGGGTATGACCCATAAGTCCTTGTGAAATTTTTTCTTTATGTTCTTCTGTTAATTTTTTGCCTTTATTTACCATTATTTATTTCTTCCAATATCATCACCAATTTGATGTAAGTTCTATTACAAAAAAGGGAACTTAAAGTTCCCTCTCTTGTATTTCTTAACTTGCTAAAGAAGCCAAGAACATATAGTAAAGTATAGTCTTCGTTTATAGAAGATTAGTGACTTTTACTCTACGATAGTAAACATTGTCGTTTGCGTCTAAAGCACCGACATCACCAGCAGCTGTTCCAGATGCAAGTACACCTGAAGCAAATGGGTTACCTGTAATACCATATCTTGTTTTAAATCCAATTTTTGGTTGGAAAGTATTTTCTCCAACTGCTCTTACCATTTGTAGTGGTACATATGGACAATAGAAGATACCAGCATCATAAGGTGAACTACCTTTATATCCTACAACATAGTACTGTGAAGCAGCTATATCTTCCGTTTAATGTACCAGCAAATGTGTTTGCAGTATCATCAACATTAAGATTTGAGTTTAATGCAGGAGTGTAATCAAGCACACCTGCCATTTGTAATGCAGATGCTACATCAGCAGAACAAATGATTATGTTACCTTTTCCTCTCCTTGTTTGTTGACCAACAGCGTTGGCGTCTCTCTCGATTGAAAATAATAGTCCTTTGAATTTCTCAACTGACCATCTACCATTTGAATCTGTGTCTAAATCAAAAATACCGGCAGTAGTTGTGTTAACTTGGGCACCTTTTTTAGCAACAATGTAAATTGTTCTTACAACTTCTCTGTTTATTTCTGCAAGTATTTCTGCAGAGAGAATGTTAGCAAGCTCAGTTTCAGCGTCAAGACCATGAACGGCTTTAAGGTCTTGTGCGAGTTCCATAGAATATTCAGCTTTTAATGCTCTGGATTTAGCAGTAACGGTTTGTTTCTCAATTGAGAAAGCCATTTCTGCGAAAGCATTACCACTTGCATCTCCAAGTGCTTCACCTTGTGCAGTAGTCATACCGCCTGGCGACAAGTATGTACCAGCAGATGGTGAATCGTTTAGAGTTGAAGGGTTGCTTCCAGTCATTGCAGATGATGTTAAATCACCAGCAGCGTCATCATTTGATAAACCAGAATCAGCTTCATCAACTAACGCTTCAGCACCTGTTTGTGATACTGACCTACTTCTCATTGCGAAAATAAGACCAGTAGGACCAGTCATTGGTTGCACACCACAAATGTCGTAGGCAATCAAATTAGGCATTGCTCGTCTAACGAGTGAAATTAGGATTGGTTCCCAATTATCTACACTAGAACCAGTTGAGTTACTTGGCGCAGCTTCTTGTAAAAAGCTTCTATCTTCTCTTAACGCTTTTTCTTGGTTTTCGAGAATTACAGTAGTTACAGCACGTCTATAAGGGTCTTTGATTTCAGGTAAATCTGGATGCTCAAGGACAGGCTGCCACTTTTCTTGTAAATTGTTTGTTTGAAACATTTTTTGCGTCTCCTTTTAAAATTTTACTTTTGTGTATATGTCTATACTTCCATCAATATAATTCAATTTATTTGTCTGTTGCACGTTCATGACCTTTACTGATAGCGGACATATACGCAGCCATCTTATCAGATGTATCTACTTCATTAGTAGTTTCATCTAAATTAATAATATCATTTGTGCTATATTCTCCAGTCTTTTGTGGGAAATATGACTCTTTCAATGTTTCGAGTTTTGATTTATAACTCTCATCACCTGTATAGTCAACATCTTCAATAAGACCTTTGAATTTTTCTACCTCTGTATCAACCAAATCGTCTGATACATCTTTTATGATAGAATCTTTTGTTAATTCGCCAATCTCTGCATGAAGTTCTTTGTCTTTCTCAATTTGTTGATTGAGTTGTTCTTCAAGTTCTTCAATTTTTTTAGATTGAGCTTCTAACACATCGTATTTTTCGTCAGGAACATCAATATAATGGTCATCAAACAATTGTTTTAAACCACTAATGAAATCCTCAGAAATCTCACCTTTTAATCCTCTTTCAATTGCGAGTTCATTTTCTTTCATCCATTCTTGAACTACATAGTCAAGATAAGAATCAACTTTGTCTATTAACTCATCTTTTGATTTATAAGATTGTTCAGTAAGTTCCTTAGCATATTCATCTTCTAGTCTTTCAATTTCTGTTCTGACTTTTGATTTTACAGCAGCTTCGAAGATTGTAGAAGCTTTTTCTTTGAATTCATCTGAAATTTCATCTTCTCCAGATACAAGAGCATCAACATCTTCTTTGACTTTGATTTCTTTAATTCTTTTTTCCATTGCTTTCTTTTTTTCTTCTTTTTTTGCTTTTGCAAGTTCTTTTTTATCATCGTCCTCGTCTTCGTCCTCGTCTTCTTCGTCATCTTCGAGTTGTTCGTTAACGATTTGATTGTACATCTTCACTAACTTAGCTTCATCTGCTTTCGATAATTTATCAGATATCGCTTTTATCATATCTTCTGCTTTTAATGTTTCTGGTTTATCTCCAGGTGCAGCATGTTTAAGTGCGTCATCCTTGCTTTTTTTGATTTTTGCACCAGCTTTTGCAGCAGCAGATTGTTTATCAGTAGGAGATGTAACAGCAGGACCTAAATCCTCTACGTCCTTCATTTCAACTTTTGGAGCTTTTTTCTCGGTTATTGCTTCATCTTCGAGTTCGGCTAATACCTCTGTTTCAAGTTCCTCAATTGTTTTATCTATTTCTGACATGTGGAAATCTCCTTTTTCCTATATTTTTTTTTCTAATAATATTTATAAATTAAAGTTTTTTGAGAAACTTTGCAAACTCTAATGCGTAGATGTTTGCGTCTCTTGAACGAATTCCTTTCTCAATTGCCTCTTTATGTTTTGCAATTTCTGCTTCTTTTAATATACCGTTGTCCCAAATCCACTCTTTTCCTTCCATAATACCTTCTACGAAAGCGTTTGGCGCAGATGGGTCAGCAACGATATCAGCAGCTGTTGCTAGGTAAAAATCATCCTTAACGTATGATGCACCATTTTTTTCTTTTAGAGAACCTAATCCACGACTAGATACTCCAAGTTTAGCACCTTCATCCATCAACGACTTGACAATTTTACCCATTGGTGTATCCATGATTTTCGCTTCTCCTATGAAGTTCTTACCATCTGCATACAAATCTGTAATCATATGTGAAACTCTTTCAAGATTTACAGTTGGACCGTCTGGGTGTCCTAATTCACCGAATGCTCTTTTCTGTCTTGTGAAGTTCCTATTGTAATTAGCAACTTCCTTGTTTAGAATATCAAACGGATATACTCTACCATTCCGATTTTTAACATCAGCCTGCATGAATATACCTTTTATTCTATATTCTTTCTCACCTTTCTCATTTTCTTCTGTAATGTATTCTACATCTTCTATGTGTTCTGATATTAACTTTAATGCCATTTGAATATTCCCTCTTATGTGGTATTAGTCCAACCAGATATTTTATGAAATTCTGTAACTAAAGTAAACGTACCAGTCGCATTTGTGACCTTAACATCACCAGTAATTCCTGAGCCTGCATTATTTGATAATGATGGTTGTCCAGCAGTATAACCATAATTACCATTACCAGCTAAAATAACCGCTTGAACATCTGTATCTGCGTCCCATAAAAGTTCAACACCACCAGATGCAGATTCAATAGACCACCATATTTTTGCAATAGACAGTCTTGGATTGCTATCTGCGAGAGTCATTGCAGATGCATCTAAAATACTTACTGCACTATTTGCTGCGTTATCACTTACTGTTTTGATAACTGTTTTAAAACTTGTATCTATT